TTACCTCTGTTACCTGACCGGGAAACTTTAGCTGGTCAGGCTGTTCTGACATTCCTAGTGAGTATTGAGGGATAGTTTGTGTGATACTTGCCATTATCTCCTTAGATTTTTAAATGGTTGATAAGTTTGATAAGTAGAACCTTCGTCAAATCCAAACATACTATGGTCGCCCTGATTACATTCGTATTCCATAAGAGCTGCTCTTGCAATAGCTTCTTGTTGAGCTAGTAGTTTTACCAACTGAGGGTTTGCAACCAGCTTTGTAGCTGCTACTCTTGAAGCTCTGTATGTTATGTATCTTCTGAAAACAATAGGTAAATCTTCAAAGTTGTATAGTCTGACTACATCTAAGTCAAGATCTTCTGTAAAGACATCTGTATGTTCCATCTTATCGTAGATGAATCCACCACGACGAATAAGATCTTTTGTGCGTCTGGTGTAGTTATCATGTAAATCCATGGAAAGTATGTCATTACCAATCGCTATCTTGCCATTAGTATCTATTGCAAACTTTACATGATATTCTGTATTGTAGTGCCACCCCTCTGCCTGCGTGTCTACGTTGGCATCACGGAGTAGGTTGTATATAAGGGACACCTCTGGGTTATCAAAGTTAAGAGTTGTGAGAGGTGCTTGTCCGATAGCTCCCAGTATAGAGTTCACTGCGGATAGTTCGGTATCGGTGTCAATAGTTGTGGTAGCCATAAGAAAAAGGGAGCCGAAGCCCCCGTATAAAAATAAAAATTAAGCGTTAGCTGGGTATGTAGTACCAAATCCAGATGGCTTAGTTGTTGTTCCAGCGAACAATTCAACACAAGCAGCTGGGTTTAGGAAGTCTGCTCCCATAGCTAGTCTTCCAAGGATTACGTCACCTTGGTATACAACTGAAACGTCACCTGAAGTTACCTGAACCTGTGGGCCGATAGCTTCTACAACACCAGCAGCTTCTCTTTGGAAGATAAGTCCGCATGTGTTTGCAAAGTCGGTTGAGTTTCCGTAGTTGTTGTTGATACCAGATACACTAGCTCTTGCATCTTCTGTAGACTCAGAGATGAATGAACCTGTGTTACCGGGGTCAATAGTTGCAAGGTCAGTACCAGCAGATGCACCTGATGAAGGAGCATACTTTGTACCATACTTGCTGAAGAATGGGATGTTCATTGACTTGAAGATCTGGATGCCTGCAATCTCAATGATGCCTTGTCCACTCTGTAGAGCTGTACCTTGTACGTCTCTGTTTACAAGACCGTTAGAACCAATAGCTTGTATAAGTTCGTAGTACTGTCTTGGGTTCAACACAGCAACTCTGCCGTCAGAGCTTACGCCTTTCTCGTCGAGAGCAGCAGCAGCATCATAGAAAGCTGAGATTAAGTGTGTTGAGCTGTATGCGTCGTCTGCATCTGAACCAGCTCCAACTTGGATCTGTGTTCCACCGGGCTCTACAAAGTTAGTCATAGAAACAGGAGAAGCCTGTCTAGCACCCTTTGCGATAGCTCTGAAGATGAGTCTGTCATACTTCTCTGCAAGAGCGTAGCCGATCTTAGCAGAAATTTCACCACGTAAATCGTAGTGTGCAAGTGTCTCGTCTAGCTCGTAAACGAAAGCACTGGAGATAAGAAGGTCATCTATTGTGATTGTCTTCTCAGCTACTGGAGGAGCCTTTTGGTCGTTACCTAAAATGCTCTGGCCGGGTACATGGTACTCAGCTGTTGTGCGACCAGTGTAGATGAACTGCATAGACTTACCTGATGTAAGTGTTCTCTTCTGCACTAAGTCTCTAGCGATTGTATTTCTCTGGAAGCCTTTAAACATCTCTCCTGAGAAGAGTTTAAGATAAAGGGCTCTAGGATCGGAACCGCCGTTTAACGCACCCTGTCTTGTGAGTTGTGTAGGGTTAACGTTAGATTGATGATCGAAAGATCCGGGGTATGCCATTTCTAATAAGAATGATATTGGTTAACGTTCTTCAGATCTGAAAATTTTTTGGCCATTTTTGTGGTCTATCCCACCGTCTAGACGGATTGAGGTATCTGCCTTAGCAGGCTCTATCCAATAGAGATGGGAGGACTTGAACCTCCCTGTACGGCCTTACTTACCGATTACTCTTGTGTACTTAATGCCACGATATACGTAAGTTACAGTCATTGTATCTCTCATATATCCAAGCCCCGTTCCATGCTTGGGTGTCATGCGTCCCTTGCGGGATGAACGGACGGCAAGTTACTTCTTGCGTCGTTTGTGGTTGTAGTTTATACGTCGACTACTTGTCTTAGTTCTGTTGAACTTGGCCTTCTCGCCTTTCGACATTTCACCTGTAGTCTTAGGTGTTTTGGATGACACACGTTTAGATGGTCTGCAAGCTGGGTAGCCTTTACGCTTCTCACCTTTCTGTCTGCCACAGGGCTTACCAGTTTTGGTGTCAACCCATTTCTCTTGGAACCATCTACGTAAGCTCATCTTCTTTTCTTTTTAGTGTAGCCGGGTGCTGTTCTCTTTACACCACCTGATTTGACCTGACCCTTACATACCTTAACAGCGTATGCGTTTGCGTATGCAGAGGGGTAGACCTTGAACTTTCTTTTAGCAGCTGCCTTGCCACGTGGACATAATTTACCCATTAGCGTTTCTTACCTCCATGGCTACAGCCACACTTTTTACCTTTTTTATGTGCCATTATGCTTTACCTTTCATGTTTTTCTTTTGCTTTCGCTGCTGCTTAATTATATCATCAAGCTTAGATCCACCAGTAAAGTCATCCATCTTTAATCTTTTGATGAGGTTCTTTAGGTTTCTTGGGCTGATATCCATAGCAGTTTTATTGCCCATACGATCTCTGAACTCAGTATCGTCAGGATCATTGTCTTTCATTCTATAAGTTCTAGCCATTAGCATTTCCATCTGCGTAAGGCAAGTGCCTTTCGTGTAGGCTTGCCGTTTGGTTTTTTGAGTGGGCCTTTCATGCCGGACATGCGAGCACAAAATGACCTCTTTCTAGCCCCTCCTCCGGGCTGTGGAGCTTTGAGATTAGAGCCAGTGGCACGATTGTACTTGGCTCTACCTTTAGCTGTCAGGCCGCCTTTGCGACTCTTTTCACCTCTTCCGAGAGACAGGCTTACTCCCTTTCGTTTTCTTTTTGCCATTTCTAAGTTTCTTGAAGTCAGCTCCTGTGATCTTATCTCGGGGTGGTGCTACTCTTGCTATCCTCATTTGGGCAGCAGAATACTTCTTCTTACCAGCTGGCTTAGGCATTACCAAATACCGGGTATGATTTGCCCTGTCCAAGCGTAGTTGAGTAAAGCTGCGACTATGCCTATCATAGCTAGTCTTCCGTTAAGCTCCTCTGCTGGATGCCATTTCTGATTTTCGTGGTTGTGGTGTGTCATAGTTATACTGGGTAGTTGTTGTTTTCTTTGAAGACATCTCTCTTCTTCTTGTTGTTCTTTGCTAAAGGATAGATCAGCCCCGGTATTGGGAGCTGTCTATAGTACTCCTTTTTCTCTGGCTTGAACACGTCATAAGGTGATCGTGGGTCAGAGGTCGGCTTTTTTGGTTTCTTAGCCATTACTTTTTCTTTTTCTTGAGTTTAGCTAGCATCTTTTTCTTTTCTGCTGCTGTCATCTTTTTCTTTTTAGCTGGCATTTTGCCGCCACCGTAATGTCCGGGCATAGTTAAAACTCCAAGTCTGATCTGTCTAGTTTTTGTATTACGTCTTGTCTGTAAGCTGGATCTCTGTCGTAACGAGGATCATTCATCGCTGCGACTAGCTCTTGCTGACTGCGGAAAACGTCACCGCTGTTGTTTGGGGCTGTCTTTCCTGTTACCATTCTACCTTCTACTCCATTTGCATTGTCGTATTCTGATTTAAGTCCAGATACTGCTAGCTGTATAGCTTGTATACTGCCTGTGTTTACAACTTCATCAAATGCAGTAATCTTTTCTTGTGGTAAGTTAGACTTAGCCCAATTTATTATGTTAGCATATGCTTGATCGCCGCCTGCTGAGTTCTTAATCTGATTAATGTCTGATTGAGATATGTCAGATGGCTGACCTTGCTGTGCTTGAAACTCAGGGTTTTGTGATACCTCCATGTAAGCCTTGAGTAAATCTTGGCTTGACATAGAAGAGAACTTAGCCATAGTCTCAGGTGATAACTTGTTACCGTTATCATAGTACTCCTTGCTAGCATCAGTGATGAGCGTAGCACCCTCGGACATCTTAGGTGTATCCTCGGGCTGCTCATCTGCACTAGCTGTCTCTGTCTTTTCCTCTGTCTTTTCACCAAGTTTAGCTTGTAACTCTACATAAGCTTTTTCTAACTCTTGAGCGTTCTTATACTTACCAGCATATAGTTGCTCCTCCTGTTGAGATATAGACTCGCCAACAGCCAGAGAGTCTTGCTCTTCTGGCGTTAGATTGTCTACGGTAGTTACATTCTGAGGTTCTTGGTATGATAATGTTTCTGCCATATTATTGTGGTGGTTGTTGTAGGTTCATCAAGACTGCTGATGCTTGATCGGCTAGCTCTGGGTTCTTTTGTGGATCCATGAGAGGTGTACCAGCAAGTTGCCCAGCTTGATCGACGAGTGACTTGTTAGCCATATCAGCCTGTTGAACTTCTTTCTGCTGTGCTAGCTGCTCTGCTGTGCGTACTAAGTTGAGAACATCTATACCCTGTGCAGCTGCTAATCTCTTGATAGCTTCGCTTGGATCTATGTATTTCATCAACGCTTCTGGCCCGAGAACCGCAGCAACTGTCTGTATAAATCTAGTCAAGGCTTCGTTATCTTGACCTCTACCTAGACTGTTAATACCGGCGACTATCTTTGGTCTTACGACATCTTTTGGTAGTCTTGGTATCTGGTTTGTTCTCTGTAATATCAACAGAGTTCTATTAAGGTAGGGTACTAAGAACTCTACCGTTAACAAGCTGAACAGACCGCCAAGCGATTGTTCTAGCTCTAGCTGTGTAAGGCGTACCTCTTCAGCTGTAACTCTTTCTGCGTTCCTGATATTCATAACCAAGAAAGCTTCAAGTATTCTTTTTTCTATTGTTGCTGCTAGTTGTGCAGCTGTAGCAAAATCTGCTGTCTTACCGACTTGCACGACTCCTACGTCTTCTGGTCTACCCTGTATGATAGCTCCGTTACCAGCTTTGGCCAGTGTTCCGGGCTTGGTTGTAGCTGATGGTGAGACAAGAAAGATAACTTTACTTGCAACACTTGCTCCCTCTACTAGAGCCTGAGATAATCCATCGAGACTCCTTAGATCCCCAATGAACTCTTCTACTCTACCACGTCCGTAGTCCTCTCCGTCTACTGTATTGAATCGAAGCACTAACCATGGTGAAGCTTTCTTCGGTGCTGTGCTCTGGCTACCATCGAGGATCATGTCGTCCACTTCTTGATGCCACTTCCAGTTACCGCTGCTTTCATCCATCTTAACACAGGTGTATACCTCAGCGTCGTCTTCTGTATCACCATATTCCCCATTCGGGCTGTCAGTAGGTGGGGGTGATATACCCAATACTTTTCTACTAACTAATTCTTTTGTAACGATCTCTATAACGTTACCGTTGCCATCTCTTTCTACAACGTATCTATTGAGAGGATAGTGTTTCAATCCATCTTTAGCCATAAATATAAGGGCATTGCCAGATACGATAAGGTGTTTCAAGGCTTGGTGAACTACAACTCGATCGCTTGATGCAGCTATGTAATCCATAATCAATCTCTCTATCTTTGAGAATGATAGGTCTAGCTCACTACGCATCATAGGGTCAAGCGTTTCGCCTAGCTTGTCATCCCTAACTTGCAGTTTGAAGAAAGCTGTCTGTGGTGGTAGTATTGCTAGCATTAGTTTTGCTGCAAGTGTTACCACTGCTTTGGCTCCAACTGATTGATAGGGTTGCAATAGCTGTCGCTTGCCTGTAGAGCTGTCATCTCTAGTGACAAGATATGGTAAGGTAAGTTCAGAGCACTCAACTGCCATGTCCAGAAACTGTGTTCTGCCCGACGATAGCATTGAGTATCTTTCCCTTGCCTTATACATTTAATCCTCCAGTTCCACCACCTTCATTACCGGTGTTGAGATTAATCTTGAGAGCATCTGTACCAACTCTCTTGGCTGCTCCTCTAGTGTCGTCCATGGTGCCTTTCTTAGCACCCTCTTGTGCTCCATACTCTACATCTGCAATATCATCAGGATCTAACAACTCCTTTTTTCTTGGAAGTCTAGAAGCTGATATTAAGTCAGGCTGTCTAGGTTGTATAGGTGCTGGTGTTGATACAGGTGCCGGTGGGCTTGATCTAAAAAAACACATTATTCATTTAAAATTGATTTTATATATTGTACCACTTCCCATTGTCCGGAGCGATACATGATGGAGGCTATATCCTCCTTGGGGTGGACAGGATACCAAGCGAACTTGGATTCCAAATCCTCAACAAGTTTCTCGAGTTTCTCAGAATGGAAACTAAGCGTATTGAGGGAGGTTGGTGTTTGCATGTTCAAAGAACGCTGGCATGCGAGCTGCTTTTGTGTCGGCAAACTGTGGTGCTTTGCCTTCATACATCAGCCGGTCGCTCGCATCCAGCCAGAATGATTTGTCTAAATGTTTGTCCGGTGAAGTTTTTAGGGGTTGTAGTACCCAAGATATAGTTGCCTTCCGAAGCTTGTCCAAGCTAGAGCTAGGACGAAGACCAAGCTCGGCACAAACCAAGCTATTAGTCGCCACGTGAATCTGTTCGTCTCTGGAAATATCAGCTGATACTGTTCTAAGAGCTGCATCACCAAGAAAACGAAACATAGGCAATAAAACAAAGAATATAGCTCGCTCGGCCACAAGGGCTTTTGCGATAGTGTGGTCAGGGTGTTGTATCCAAGCATCTCTTAATCGTATCGCCTCCATTTCAGCAATGGGATCAGCCCCATGGGATTCAACAATGAAGCCCAGAGCGAGATCATGCTTAATCTCATCTTTAACGTTTGACTCAAGAAGTGTCCTCGCTGCTTGCGGGACTTCTTTCTCCAAGCCTTGTGTAATAAATTCTCCAACTGGTAGCTCCATATGACGTATTGCGAGAGCACGCTTGATGGTTTCTTCAGCACCAGATCTTACCTCCCCTTTGGTGGGTTTTACGGGAGTCCATGTTCTTTTTCTTTCTAATAATTTTGTATAAGGGTTCATTGTTGGCAGTCACATTCGATTTTGTTATCAAGAATACCATCCAAATAATCCTGTATGTCAGTGTCTCCAAGTGCTGCATAAGCGTCAGACTTATCTTGAACATCACCCATAACTTGCAATGAATAGTACAAAGAGGTCTGTGGACTTTCAAGCCACTCCTCTATAAATGCTTCATCATATCTAATCATGTCGCTCCAGCTGTTGAAGCTGTAGCCATGAAGCAATCCTGTCCTATCGAGCATCTTCATGATTTCGTCTGCTACACGCTTGTATGCGTCCCATCCTACTTCACTTGCAATCTCAACGTCGCCATAGTTGACTCTCTCTACTCCGAACTCGCCAGAGTCTCTGTCAACCATCTTTGCTATTGGTGGTGCTATCTCGGGTGTGCATGTAAAGCCGTCTAGGTCTCTACTGCGATAGCTGCAACTGGCAGTGGGTGCA